TTTAATAGATGTACCAGACGAAGAGTTAACTAGTGAAGGCAAAGACTTAAAAGAATTAATAAAGCGAATGGAGGCATCTCCTAGCTATATATTAACAGAAGATGATAAAAATATATATGATCAACGCTGGAGGAAAATATACAAATGAAACTAACTGACACTGATATCGGTAAACAACTTAAAACTCAATATGGTGGCAACCACCGGGGGACCGACAAGACATTTGAAACCGAAACTGAGCGGCCGCCGACTCCTGAAGAGTACGCTAATGCATATAAAGATAAATTCGAACGAATAGGACACCCTGCATTACCAGGTTCTATACAAAAAATAGAAAGATTTGATCGTATACCTAATGCTACATTTGTTAATAGGGTAATGGGAGACTTTCAAACAATTACTACTGCTGAGATTTTTACAAAGAAAAAGGTTGTACTATTTGGCCTACCGGGAGCATTTACTCCAACATGTTCAACTAAACAATTACCAGCATATGACGAAGCATATGATAGATTTAAAGGTCTAGGTGTAGACGAAGTATATTGTGCTTCAGTTAATGACGGCTTTGTTATGAATGCTTGGTTTGACAGTTTAGGTATTAAGAATATTAAACTACTCGCTGATGGTAATGGTGATTTTTCTCAAGCAATGGGCGTTAGTTGTAATAAAAGACATCTAGGATTTGGCCCACGTTCGTGGCGTTATTCAGTATATGTTATTAACGGTATTGTTGATCAAGCATTTGTTGAACCTGGATTTAATCAAACAGGTAACGACGAAGATCCGTATGAAAAATCTGATCCTGAAACACTAATCAATTATATACAAGCTACTCTCCGATAAAGATTAAATACAGTTGTGATGACAGTTGTATTGGTTACAGGAGGATTCGACCCTCTCCACTCTGGGCATATTGCGTATTTCAAAGCGGCTAAAGAGCTAGGCGATGAATTATGGGTTGGTATTAATTCCGACGAATGGTTAATACGCAAAAAAGGAAGAGCGTTTATGCCTATAGCTGAACGCTGTGAAATCATTAGAAATCTTAAAGTTGTTGATAATGTTATTGATATTCCAAATGACGATAGGGTTGATGATGCCGGCGGTGCAATTTACAAAGCTATGGCCATAGGTGCAAGAAAAATCATTTTTGCTAATGGTGGAGATAGAACAGAAGAAACCATTCCTGAAATGAAACAATGGGGTGCTCATCCTGATGTAAAATTTGCATTTGGAGTTGGCGGAGATAACAAGAAAAATTCTAGCAGTTGGATATTAGAAGAATGGAAAAACCCTAAAACAATACGTGCTTGGGGTTGGTACAGAGTACTAGATGACAAGGATGGTTACAAAGTTAAAGAACTAGTAATAGAGCCTAACAAAAGTTTAAGTATGCAACGTCATCAAGATAGAGCAGAACATTGGTATATTCTTAAAGGCAAATGTACAGTTAATACAATAAACGTGTCATCTGATGTAGAAGAAAATGGTCAATTTACTGTAAATGAAACAGTTACAATTAAAGAAAATGAATGGCATCAAGGGTGTAATCATACAACAGAACCGTGTCATATATTAGAAGTACAATACGGTAGAAGATGCGTTGAAGAGGACATTGAACGCTTATGAAAATAAATTGGAAAGAAGTTTGGGAAGAATCTAAGAAATATGGAAACATAGAGGGCCCAGAAAAATGGGCATTGATTGTTTTATTATGTTTTGTAGTATTTTTTTGGATCTTAAGTTTCTAGGATAATATGTTAAACGAATTGCGTAAAGAAGAGTTTACAGAAGATGAATGGAACATGCTAACTGTATGTAAACCTTATACTATGACAAGTGGTCGACGACTGTTACATACATATCATACTGTTAAAGAATTAGATAAAGAAAAAATTGAAGGTGCTATAGTAGAATGTGGTGTTTATAAAGGCGGCCAAATAATTAGTGCTTGGTTAGGAAACACAAAAAGCAAAAGACAATTTTGGTTGTATGATACATTTGAAGGTATGACAACACCAACTGAAGAAGATTATAGAATTAACGCTGACGGATCTTATGGATTTGCACATCAGAGTACTAAGGCAAAAAAAGGTTATGATCAGTGGTGCAGGGCAGAATTAAATGAAGTTGTTGAGAATATAAATCCATTTATTCCACAAAGTCAAACCAAGTATGTTGTTGGTGATGTATGTAAAACACTTGAGAATCCGGGAAATGTACCAACTAATATTGCATTACTTCGATTAGATACTGATTGGTATGAAAGTACGTATAAGGAATTAAAGGTACTTTGGCCTAAGTTATCAGTAGGTGGTATATGTGTAATTGATGACTATAATAGTTGGCAAGGTAGTAAAAAAGCCTTTCATGACGTCTTTGGAGATACAATGGAGATACATACTATTGACCAGACAGCAATTTGGTGTAGGAAGGAACGTGCATGAATAACGTCTTTATTGGATACGATACTCGGAGCGACATTCCTTGGCAAGTGTGTGAACATAGTATTAAACGATTTAATAGTGATGTTAAAGTTGAGCCGTTAGCACAACAAGATTTACGACAACGCAACTTATACTGGAGAGAACCTGATAAACTTGGATCAACTGAGTTTACGTTTACTAGGTTCCTTGTTCCGCATCTAATGGATTATAAAGGGTGGGCATTATTTTGTGATGACGATGTTGTATTTTTAGAAGATGTACAAAACTTATTTAATTTAGTTGATGACAAGTATGCTGTTATGTGCGTACAACATGAGTATAAACCAAAGCCGGGCTCGAAGATGGATGGAAGAGTACAAACACAATATCCAAGAAAAAACTGGAGTTCATTAGTATTATGGAACTGCGGACATCCAAGTAATCAAAACTTAACAGTTGATGTAATTAATGATGAAGGTACAACAGGAAAATATTTACATAGATTTTCTTGGTTAGAAGATGAAGAAATTGGTTCATTACCGATTGATTGGAATTGGTTAGTGGGCTGGTATAAAGAACCAAAGGACGGTAAACCTAAAGCATTACATTATACAGAAGGTGGGCCTTGGTTTAAAGATTATCGAAACTGTGAGTATAATCAAGTTTGGAAAGATGTACTTGCAGAAACTATGCAGGGAAAATAAAATGGAATGGGATCCTAGACACTTGAAACCAGAATTAAAAGATTTAGTTAATCATATACTTGCCGCTGTAGCAACAGGCCAGGCTAAGGATGCTGTTAATGCAGTAACGCGAGCATTTGAAGATGTTAAAAAGCCTAATCTAATTTGTGTTGATAGCGGAATTAAAAAAGTAGAGAAAAAAGAAAAATCACCATTTGGATTAGTTGATTCTTTTGTAATGGCAATGGCGTTAGGATCCAATGGCAGATATATTAGAGCTGACGATATAGACTGGGATGACAAAACTCCAATCTTAGTAAGGGGGTTAGGTAAAACTAAAATTATTAAAAAATGTATTGAAGTGGGCAGAGATTTTTATTTTATGGATACCGGATATGTTGGAAATAATCCAAGCCCAACAAATCCTAGTGGTAAAAAGACTTATCATCGAATAGTTAAAAATGCATTACAAAACCTTCACATGCCTGCTAGAGATAGACTAGAAGATAATGTAAAAGAAGCAGGTGATGATGATATAACTGCACAAAGAAAACTTGATGCTAATCTATTACTAAAAGCTCCTCAGCATTATGGTGGTGAACGATGGAAGCGTCTTGCTATACAGTTTAAAGATGTTAAGCCTGGAAAGAAAATTCTTTTAGTTCCTCCTAGCGAAAAAGTAATGAAGTATTTTGAATTAGATTTAGATATCTGGATTGAAAATACTGTTATGCAAATTCAAAAACATACACAACGAGATGTTGAAATTAGAAAGAAACCTAGTAGAGAAGCTCGAGTATCAGTTAATACAATGGAACAAGCACTAGATGGTGATGTACATTGTTTAGTAACATACAATAGTATTGCGGCCTTAGAATCAATGATTTATGGAAAACCTGCAATAGTATTAGGTCCTAATTGTGCTCAAGATATTGCTCAAACAAAACTGTCGCACATTGAATTTGCAAAACATCCAGGACGTAAACAACTAACTTGGCTTTGTCGTTACCTTGCTAATAATCAGTTTACGTATGACGAGATGTTAAATGGATATGCTTGGAGTATAGTAAAATGAGAGTAGTCGGTTACACTAAAGTTATTCCACCTGGAACAAGAGCTAAACCGTTAAAGCATAATCATAAGGAACAAATTATACGTAACTTTGTTGCAGGAGTAAGAGAATGTGGAGATAATGGTCTTGTCTATGACGGGTTTGAGTTATTAGAATGTGATGTTGCAATGATGCAAGGCTTTATACATGAAGGAAGTGCTCATGTCCCACACATACAACTTAGAAGAGGCATATCAAATAATACAAGAAATAAAGCATTTATAACAGCAGATAGTAATTTATTTTTATATAAAGCAATAACTAACGAACCACATCATTATCTACGATATAGTGTTAATGGTGTTTTTAATGATACTGGAAATTATTGTAATAAGAATTCAACAGACAGTCAGTGGCGCAAGATTCAAAGAGACTTAGGTGTTACTTTACAACCGTGGTCAATAAATGAACGTGAATGTATTTTGTTATGTCTACAACGCAATGGTGGCTGGTCAATGAAGGGCAAAGATGTTGTACAATGGGCTAATAGTAAAATAGCAGATATTAGACAGTATAGCGAAAGACCAATTATAGTTAGACCGCACCCTGGAGATAAGAAGGCTCCTGAATATACAAAACAAATTCATGGACCTAATGTACGTATTAGTTTTGAACCTCGTATAGAACATGATTTAGCAAAGAGTATGGTTACAATCGTTTATAATAGTAGTCCAGCTGTAGCAAGTGTAATTGAGGGCGTACCAGTAATAGTAGAAGATCCTACTGCAAGTCAAGTAGCTGAAGTATGTCATACTAACTTAGCTGACATAAACAACCTACAGAAAAAAGATAGAACTCAATGGATTAATAACATAGCACAATGCCACTGGAGCTTCAAAGATTTACTTACTGGTGAAGCATGGCAACACATGAGGAATTTTATATAATGGATGGTAGAGTTAATTCAAGATTTTGTAGAAAGTGCGATGCTGTATTTAGATATCAATGTACGTGTAACCCTAGAACGGCTATGGCATGGCAAAGAGAAAATGTATTCCATCAAGGAAAACGAAACAAAGGCAAAGCGGCTTTAAAATATACGCAGACTAAAGATGAAGCACAAAAAGCCAAAGAATGATTAAAGTATTTTTAAATATTCTTAGAATATCCAAGGCGTTAAAAGAACGTGGAAACTGGGAGCTTATTCGACACTCGCGACAACAGATTCAAGATTTTATTTTGTGTCGGTCAGGAATGAATAAAATGCCACTAATATCTTTACCATTTTATTGGTATCGTCTTTTAAAAGGCCCTGAGGTATTACTATGGCGTCTACAAACATTTGGCTTTCTTTTTACTCCTGAAGTAAAACAGGATACTAAAGACTATTTGAATAGCTATATAAAGGAAATAAAAAATGGATATTAAATTTGTAACTACATTTCATAAACCGGGATTAGTTGAATACGGACAACGATTTATTAATAGTTTTGCAGAGCGTGTCGATAATAATATTCCATTGATAGTGTATGCTGAAGATTGTCAACCAAGTAATCCTAGACCCCAACAAATTATTATTAAAGATCAAAAAGAATTAACAAAACTAACAGCCTTTAAAGAAAAATGGAAAGATGTACCTAAAGCAAATGGCAAATGTCCATGGCCCGAAAGACGTCCACGTGATCATCATAAAGAGTTTAAATGGCATGCTATTAGGTTTGCTAATAAAGTTTATTCTGTATTTAAAGAATGTCAAGACCCCGAAGCTACTTGGATAGTATGGATTGATGCTGACACCTTTGTTCATAGTAACTGGAGTTATCAACAAATATCTGACTTATTGCCAAGAAACAAATGGATCACGTATGTAGGTAGAGGTATCGGAAGTCAAACATGGCCTGAGTGTGGCTTTTACGGTTTGAATATTAAAGATAGAATGTGTAGACAATTTTTAGACGAGTTCGAACGTTATTACGAAGAAGCCGAAGATGGTATTTTTAAATTAGATGAATGGCATGACTCATTTGTATTTGGACATATACTAAATCAGATGAAAGTAAAGTACCCTAATGTATTAGATTATAGTGAACACATTTATAACAATATAGCAAAGACTGGAGGTGGTGGACATCCTCTAATTAATTCTGTATTAGGAACTTGGCTTGATCATATGAAGGGTGTACGTAAGACAGAAGGCAGTAGTAGAAAAAAAGATTTATTAGTAAATAGAACTGAAGACTATTGGAGTGGAGTATAACTGCTCTAAATATAAATGAAATTTAGCTTATGGACAGATTATGGTGCAAAAAACAGTAGAAACGTGTTTGATAATTTTGCTAGTGGGTGTCGTGTTTCCGGTCACGATGTTGTGTTTAACGATCATGACAGTGACGTATGTGTCATTTGGAGTATTCTGTGGAACGGGAGAATGGCTCCAAACAAAAACCTATGGGAAATATGCAAGGCGCAAAATAAACCAGTAGTAGTTTTAGAAGTTGGTGGTATCAAGCGAGGTACTACTTGGAAGGTTGGGATTAACGGAATTAATAGGGAAGCAGATTTTGGTCCTAAAGAAAACGGTCCTGAACGTGCAAACTTATTAAATTTAAAGTTACATCCCTGGCGCACTAGTGGCAGAGATATAATTATATGCGGCCAGCATGATAAAAGTCACCAATGGCGCGATATGCCAAGAATGAAGGAATGGGTTCTTGCTACTATTGAGACTATAAGACACCATACAGCACGACCTATAATTGTTCGTTCACATCCTAGAAATAAATTAACATTAACTGAACTTAAAACATTTACAAACGTAACATACGAAATACCCCAACAAATTCCAAATACATATGATGACTTTGACTTTGATTTCCATAATGCATGGGCAGTAGTAAATTGGTCTAGCAACCCGGCTACCCAAGCAGTTATTGGTGGCATTCCTGTTTTTGTAGGTCCTGAAAGTTTAGCCTGGGATGTCAGTAACACTTCATTAGACACTATTAATAATCCAGCTATGCCTAATAGACAACAGTGGCTTAATGATTTAGCGTATACTGAATGGACAATTGAAGAAATTTCTCAAGGATTGCCACATAAACACTTGACTTCTTCCTTCTAACATAGTATAATAGTTATATTATGTTTAGAAAAAGTGTTGGAAAAGAATCTCTTACTGTTGAAGATTGCTTGGAATTAGTTGCCGGAATAAGCCAACTTAAATTCCACGAAGACCCTACACTCTCTAAACTCCAAAATTTTACATTACACAAAGACAATCATAAGATAATGTTTAGTATTGCTAAACAAGTATTTAGAGGTACTGCATTAACTCAACGTCAATATACCCTTGTACAAAAGCTATTAGTTGATTATTATTCAAAGCAGTTCGATTCACATGAAATAGATCTTAATGAGTGTATTGAACGATTACGTAATCCGTTACGTAAAATTAATGAAGAGCATTGGATTAAACTTTTAGATTACAAAGATATGACGATGCTTGTAATTAGATTTCCTTTTAATAAAAAAGTTCTAAAACATATCGAAGATTTAAAAAATAGTGTAGATAAAGAATACTTCTACGAAAAGCATCAGCATTTTTTTCCGTTTGAAGAAAGATATGTTATGCGACTTGTTACTATAGCTAAACGATTTGAAAAGAAGTTTGATATAGAACCACTAATTATGGACATATATAATCAACTAGTAGAATTTGATAATAATAAACAAGACTATATTCCAGGTATCTACAATTATAAAATAGCTAATCTACCTGTTAAAGGAGTAGAACATTGTGTTAATAGTATTGGAGAACTTCCTGCCCAAACCAATCTTTGGAAATACTATGACCGAAGATACTTATATGGATTTGAGTGGATCGACGAAAATTCTGTATTAGAAAGTTTTAAACATTGTTCGTTACTTACAGCAAAAATTACACAAAGACCGCATTCGCAAATATGTATTGATAGTTCAAAATGGACGCTTGACCATGTGTTAGCAAGTATACAAGAGTTGGATCGGTATCCATTGTTAATAGTTCTTGATAGTAAACAAGCACACGATCAACTAATTGAACTGCATAGACGATTTGTAAATTTTATTCCAACAGAAGAAATGAGTGTTATGTTTAGATTAGATTCTCCAAAAGGAAACGAATTTAACCATTTCATCAGAGAGAACCACTTAAATAATATAGTTGACAACAAAACAAAAATAGTGTATATTAATAGTAATAAGGTTCCCAAGCCCTTAATAAAAACTCAATGGCGACCTTCGTGTGCATTTACTGTTGGTAGTAGAAGAAACTATTCTAAAGTAGATGGATATATTTCAGGGTCTGATTTATACATACAGTACGATACTGAGGTATCGGCGTTTGGAACATTGTGTCAAATTGGTGACAGAAAGGTAGAAATAATTTAATGGTAAGCTGTCGAATAGTAATTCAAGATGAAGTTAATGTAAAGGTTGAAAATCTTCCTGTTGAGTATAGACGTAAGATTGCAAATAAATTAAAGTTTGCAGTACCTTATGCAAGATACTTACCGCAATATAAATTAGGTCGTTGGGACGGCAAGATTAACTTTTTTGGTATAGGAGGAACAGGATATGTTAACCATCTTGATATTATTGTTAATACTTTAGTAGATTCAGGAGTAGAAGTTGCAGAAATTAGCGACCTTCGGATTAAGCATAACTTAGCATTTAATAAAATTGATAAGGACTATTGGGCACATAAAACTTGGCCCGAAGGACACATCGCCGCTGGTGAAAAAATTGTATTAAGAGATTACCAAGTAGAAGTTGTTAATAATTTTTTAGAAACTCCACAAGCATTACAAGAAGTTGCCACAGGGGCTGGCAAAACAATTATTACCGCAACACTATCACATCTTTGTGAACCATATGGTCGCACACTTGTAATTGTTCCTAATAAAAGTTTAGTTACACAAACAGAAGAAGATTATGTTAACTGTGGATTAGATGTTGGTGTATACTTTGGTGATAGAAAAGAACTTGGTAAAACGCATACTATTTGTACGTGGCAAAGTTTGAACATACTTGATAAGAAAAGTAAAGACTATGACGCTGTAGTAACACTAGCAGAGTTTTTAGAAGGCGTACAAACATTAATTGTTGACGAAGTACACCAAGCTAAAGCTGAAGTATTAAAAAAATTACTAACACAGAATCTAAAAAATACTCCACTTAGATGGGGCTTAACAGGAACTGTACCAAAAGAAGATTTTGAATTTCAGGCAATCTTAGCAAGTATAGGGCCTGTAATAGGAAAGATAACTGCTAAAGAGTTACAAGATAAAGGTGTATTATCTAACTGTCATGTTAATGTAGTACAATTAATAGATACACAAGTGCATAATGGATACGCAGAAGAATTAAAATATCTTGTTACGCATGAAAAAAGAATAGCATATATAGGCAAAATGATGAGCTCTATTAGAGACTCAGGAAATACATTAATACTTGTAGACCGTATTAAAGCAGGAGAACTGTTAGCAGAACAAATACCAGAAGCAGTTTTTATTAAAGGTGATGTAAAATTAAAAGATAGGAAAGAGCAATATGACGAAGTTAAATTAGCAACTAACAAAGTTATTATTGCAACTTATGGCGTTGCGGCTGTAGGGATTAATATACCTCGCATTTTTAATCTTGTTCTAATAGAACCTGGTAAGAGCTTTGTTCGTGTTATACAATCAATAGGCAGAGGTGTACGTAAGGCAGAAGACAAAGACTTTGTACAAATATGGGATATTACGTCAACGTGTAAGTATGCAAAGCGACATTTAACACAACGTAAAAAGTTTTATAAAGAAGCTCAGTATCCTTTTTCAATAGAAAAACTTGACTGGACTTAAAAGGAAAATAAATGAAAATATTAACATTAGAGAACAAAACATTCCATCTTAATAACTTACCAGAAGAACTAACGGACGATGTGAGATTTGCTGTTTTAGATAATTCAAATTCTAAAGAACCAGATTTCTTTTTTATTCCGCTAATCTTTTTAGAAAGTTTCAGTGCTCCTGCGATGGTATTAGAAATCAATGGCCGAGAAATCACTATGCCGGTAGACTGGAGTTTAGCTGTTGGCGATAGTCAAGGTGCTGGAGACATCGAAGTACTACCGTTAACAAGTTTAAATGATAGAGGCTTCGAAGCATTCTTGTTTAATCCTCTAACAAGTTATACGTTAAATTGGGGAGACATAAAAATAACTAATTTTTATAATGATGTTAAATGGTATTTTCCTAAAATGAAAAACGGTCAGTTGTTAGCAATTCCGATCGAAGACGGTGACGATCCGTTATGTGCTTACTTTGTTAAAGACATTAGTAGACAAAGCGAGATGATTGATTATGGAGCATTGCTATAATATGTTTTGGAAAAAAAAGAAAACAGATACTATTGTAGTAAATGCATATACTGATAAGAAAGATCAGTATGATGCTTACCAACCTATGTTAGCTAGAAAGTTTCTTCCCGACTGGTGGAAAAACTTACCACAGCATAGAGAAACAGATATGCCTGGCTATGACAAAATGCCTGTTGCAACATTAAAAACTTGTCCTGCAATTAACGGCATCCTTAAAGAAGGAATTATATTTCCTGCTTGGTGTGAACTTCATGCCAGAGTAGATGCTGGTGGCAATAAGTTTTTCCATGCAGTACCTGATTATATACAAATAGTAGAACATGATAGACGTGATTTCGAACATCATAAGCCGGGATTGGCTCATGTTAAAATTACATCTCCGTGGACGTTAGTAGAAGAAACAGGAGTGCAATGGGTTTGGATGAAACCAGATTGGCATCATGATAATCCTTTATCTTACTGGACTGTTCCAGGACTTATAGAATACAAGTACCAACATGCTTGTTTAAATAATATCTTTATTCCGCACGATACTCAACTTACAATTCCAGCTGGATTACCTTGGTTACAACTAGTACCAATGTCTGATAAACCCGTAGAAATTCACTGCCATCTTATAAGTTCTGAGAGACAAGACCAATTAAATAGTGGAGTAGCTCATTCAATATCAGGCGGATATTTGAAACGCAAACTTGCTATAAGAAAACAAGAGGAAAGACTAAATGAAGACAATTAGTGAAGAATATGTATTACAACTAGCTCAACTACATAGTGAAAAAGCTTCATTTGGTGATGCTAAGGGGTTAAAACAAACAGAGAAATGGATTAGAAAATATAGTCCAAAAAGCATTGTTGACTACGGATGCGGAAAAGGTGGAGTAACGTTAGCGTTACAGGAAGCGTATCCTGACATGAGAGTTCAAGGATATGATCCAGGAAATTCTAATTTTAATACTAGGCCTGAAGGAACATTTGACATGCTTGTATCTACAGATGTACTAGAGCACATTGAACCTGTATTTTTAGAGAATGTATTAAAGCATATAAATGAATTATTTACAAAAGTTGCATTCTTAATTATTGCAACTAGTCCTGCTAAAAAGCATCTATCAGACGGACGTAATGCACATCTTATTGTTGAAAATCCTGGTTGGTGGAAACCGTTAATAGAGAAACACATTGACGGCAAAATTATACACCATGAATTTGCAGAGAAAACAAGAACAGATAAAAAAGGCGTAGTACATCCTAATAACAAATATGTTGTAGTGGTGGAGAAAAATGCCTAAAGAGAAAGTATCACAGCCTATGATAGTACTTGCCCAATTTCCAAAAGCAACGGAAATTAGATGGGAAGATGTACTAGAAAAAATAGAATGGGATTCTACAAATGATCCTGAAAGTGTTAAATATCTAGGCAACGAAATCATCGATGGAGACCTTGATCCAGACAACTTACCAACAATGATATTACATTCAACGCATTATCCTGCTTCGATACAAAATGCATTTAACGAAGTAGGAAGGTTAAAAGAAGTTAAAGGTATGTGCCTGTATGTTTCGTTTGATGCGGACGCCCCTACACTTGGACCACATAGTAATAAAAAAGATATATTGCTTGTCGGAGGGACTGGAAAGGTAGGATATGCTTTAACCGGTACAGGTGAAACTTGGTTAACCCCTGGAGATTTATTATATATTCCAGCTGGTACAACATACGAAGAAGTTACTACAGGAGCCCGTGCTACTATGAGATTTGATTTATGATGGCAACAGAATACACAATACAAGACAACTTTTTGGACAGAGACGTTTTTAGATTTATGTCTGATCAACTTATGGGCGATCATTTTCCTTGGAATTATATGACCGGAGTAGTAGGGTATGCTGACACACCGACTACTGATGATGGTGATTACTATTACTTTACACATGGCTATTATAGAGATAATAAGTATTGGACAAACTATGGAAGTGTATTTGACCCACTTATAGATGCCCTTGATGTTACGGCATTAATACGTGTTAAAGCTAATCTTTATCCTAACGTAGGACAGCATCATCAACATGGATGGCATTCTGATTTTGCCATTAAACACACCTCTTCAATCTTATATATTAATTCTAACAACGGTTATACAGTTTTAGAAGATGGTACAAAAATAGAAAGTCGAGCTAACCGACTCGTAACATTTGACGGAAGTTTAGAACATGCAAGTACAACATGCACTGATGCAAATGTTAGAGTTAATATAGGAGTTAATTACATTTAATGTCTTTTACAAATTTAATAACTAATGCAATAGATACTATCTTAGATGAAATTACGGATAACGGAAAGAGTACACCGTCAGTAGTTGAACTTGGGAATCAAAGATTAAAAAATAATAAGTCACGTTCTAAAATTTATAATAGACTTGGCATTACAGGAACTCCGAATCTTTCTACAACAAAAGAATTTTATCATGATATAGGATTTAAAAAATATCTTGCTATTGATGTAAACACAGATAAGGATGCAGTTGCACTAGATCTAAATATGGATCTAGGTAAACATTACGGATTTAATGAAAAATTCGATTTAGTAACTAATAATGGGACAGGGGAACATGTCTTCAATCAATATATGGTCTTTAAAAATGCTCATGACTTATGTCAGCCCAACGGCTTTATGGTACACGTATTGCCTTTTTATAGATGGGTTGATCATGGTTTCTATAATTTTCAACCTAATTTATTTCCATGCCTAGCATTGCAAAACAATTATAAATTATGTCAATTATGGATTGGCGAAAGTAACGCTGGTCGTATTGAAAAACTTGGCGGCAAACTATCTCGTGATAAAGGATACCGACATGATTTTGATTTAGATACATGGGATCGTGATCCGATGATTGTTGCAGTTATGCAAAAGTTAGAGAATAATGAGTTTAGTTCTCCACAACAACATTTATATAATAATGATAATATTTCAAGTGATGAAATACAATCGAGATATAAATGAATTTATCCATATTACAAAATTTTAAACCAGAACATCTTAAAATGGATCCGTTCCCACATATTCATATACCACAAGTATTACCTTGGGAATTATATAAATCATTAGAAGAAGAGTATCCAGAGGATCACATGCTTAATGGTGAAACTTTAGGTTTTGGTGATAAACGCTACCAACAAAAAGATTGGGACTATAGTTTTATTACTCCATTGTGGAAAGCATTTGCTGACTTCCATACTAGTAAATCTTTTAAGGATGAAGTTGTACAAGTACTTAGTGAAGCAATAAAAAGCCATTATGGCGATAGATTACATGTTAAATATGCAAGATCTTTAGTAAAACTTAGATACGATGCGGAACCCGTTGATGCTATGAAAATGGAAATGCAATTTGTTATAAATGCTATCGACAGTCAACATATTAGAACACCCCATGTTGATCAAGCTAGAGAATTATTTGCATTGTTATTTTACTTTAAAAAGTTTACTGATAAAGGCAATGACGGAGGCTTGAACGTTTATAAAAAGAAAACAAAAGGACAATGGCGCAGACAAGGTGGTGGACGTGAAGCATTACCCGATGATATTGAAGTTGTTGGGCATATACCTTATACAAAAAATACACTAGTAGCTTTTCTAAATACAGTCGATAGCATACACGGAGTTACGCCAAGAGATAATCCAACTACAGTTAGACGATATGTAAATATTGATTGTCATGTACAAGAAAAGTTATTTAAATTTGGAGAAGATATATAGTAATGGATTTCTCAGTTATCATTCCTGCTCGATATGCTTCTAGTCGTTTACCAGCAAAGCTACTGGAAAAAATAAATGGCAAAACACTTATTGAGCATACTTATTCAAATGCAGTTATGAGTTCTGCTAAACGTGTAATTATTGCAACGGATGATGAAAGAATAAGTGTAGTTGCTAAAGACTTTGGTGCTGAGGTTTGTATGACTGACTCAAGCCACACATCTGGAACTTCTCGCTTATCTGAAGTAGTTACATCTTTAGAGTTTAATGATGATGAAGTGGTTGTTAATGTTCAAGGTGATGAGCCTATGATGAGTCCTAGTGCAATAAACCAAGTTGCTTCTAATTTAATTAATAGTAGTATGAGTGTTGCAACGCTATGTGAAAAACTTGATAGTAAAGAGTCTTACTTTGATCTAAATTGCGTTAAAGTTGTATATACTTCACACAGTAAAGCATTGTACTTCTCAAGATCACCGATTCCTGCTTTTAGAAATAGCAGTGAGATTAACTTAGATTTGTGTTTCCGTCATGTTGGCCTATATGCTTATCGCGTTAGTTTTTTAAAACAATATTTGCAAATGGGTAAGTCTGAGCTAGAACTAGCTGAGAAATTGGAGCAGTTAACTATATTAAACCAAGGAATCGATATTCACGTTGAACCTGCATGTGCTCCAACTGGATATGGTATTGATACAGAATTTGATTTGAAAAAAGTTAAAGAGGAATTAAAACTATAACTAAATCTTGATGGTAAAGAAAAGTTATTTTAAATTTGGAGAAAAGATATGACAGTAAAAGCGGGTAAAGTATGGGGTCAAACAGAATTAATTCATGCTAACGGTGTATTAGAATTTCATCGTATTGAATTTAAAGCAGGCTATAAATGTTCAGAACACGAACATCAATATAAGTTTAACGGCTTCTATGTTGAACAAGGTTCGATGATTGTACGTGTTTGGCAAGATGGAGAACAAGAAGGATTAGTAGATGAAACTATTCTTGGACCAGGAGATTTTACTGTAGTTAAGCCAGGAAAGATTCATCAATTTGAAGGTATAAAAGATGGTGTAGCTTTTGAACTTTATTGGGCTGAGTTCGACCATAATGACATTGTAAGACGAACTGTAGGAACAGTTGTCAAGGAGAAATAAATGCCTTTGTATCACTACAAATGTCCACTATGTGCATGGACTGAAAGAGTTGACGTACGAATTCACGATAGAAATAATAAACAATGGTGTCAAGGATGTCGTGATTATATAATGAAAAGAACATCTTGGCGCTTAAAACCCGAAGGATGGACATCTAATGAAAATGACGATGTCGTCTTAAGAAAGGAGTTTCGAAAATATGAAGGACCAACAGCCTAAAATCTATGAACGTAATCCTGATACAGGAGTAATACGTTGGAGATATCTGGGGGAAGACCCAAATGTATATGGATGGCCAAATTATGGTAACATCCTGTCCGAAGAAGAAGCTAATAAATTGGAGAGACCATTAAATGAAAAAACGTGATGTTCAGGTATCTTTAAAATTTATGATGTACAAAGACGAATATCAAGAATTAGCTGATTGCATTCGTTCCGACCAATTATCTGCAAGACAAGTTGTTGTAGAATTTGAAGAAGATCCTGAATTTGCAAAATGGTATAAAAAGAAATACTTGACTTCTAACAAATAAGAAAGTATAATATAAACATGAGTTCTAAAAGAAAGTTACCATTATCAGAAGTCTTCGCTTGTATGGATGGCGATGTAAAGTCAGCGTATGACGACTGGACCGAAGAAGAAAAGAAAGATTTAACTTTTTGGCTTTTAAATAGATATGCAAGTATTGTTGAAGGTGACCGTGATGCACAAGAGTTAGCAGTTTTGTTAACTAACGAGTACTTCAACAAAAACTATATGGCTATTGCAAAACATCCAAAGCTACAATGGTTAACATTGTGTGGTACTCATAATGCTAAAAGAGCGCCACGTAGGCATGGCTGGATAGGACAGAAAAAAATAAAAGTTACTCCAGCAACAAAGTTTTTAGCAACAACATATCCTAATATGAAAGAAGACGAGGTCGAATTACTTGCTAGAATATCTACAAAAGCGGAACTTAAAGAACTTGCCCAAGACTTGGGATACGAGAAAAAAGATGTCAAACTCTAAGCCATACATCTGTAAGTATTGTAATGCAGGATACACAAGAGAAAAAACTCTTGCTGTTCATATGTGTGAAAAGAAAAGACGTCATTTTCAAAAAGATGAAAAGCGAGTGCAATTAGGTCATCTTACATTTATAAGATTCTATCAATTGTGCCAGAAATATGCTGGAGTAAAAACTTATGAAGAATTTTGTGAGAGTCCTTACTATAATGCTTTTGTCAAGTTTGGCAGTTTTGTCAGTAACGTACGACCTTTATATCCTGACAAGTATGTAGACTATGTAGTTACTAGTGGAGTTAAATTAGATCACTGGTGTAGAGAAGAGTTATATGAAAAGTATGCATTAGAATTAATACTTAAAGAAAGTGTAGAAACGGCACTTGAAAGATCTGTTAAGACAATGATGGATTGGGGCATTGACAAAGAAGCTCAGTGGAACCATTATTTTTCTTATGCTAGTTTGAATAGAGCGTGTCAAGATATTAAAGATGGTAAAATAAGTCCATGGTTAATACTAAACTGTAAGAGTGGCAAGGAAATGTTAAGCAAATTTAATGACGAACAGTTACAAATAGTATTTCATGTATTAAACCCGCAACATTGGGCCGTGCGTTTTAAAAGACATGTTGCCGATGTTGAACTTGTTAAAGAAGTAGCAAGGGAAAGTAATTTATAGAGAGAACCTAGATAATGATAGCGACCGATAGAACAAAAGAAGAAATAATTAAAGAGATTAATTTTTTAGTTGAAGATAAAATTCAACCAAGTGTAGCAATGCACGGGGGTGAAGTTAGACTTGAAGATTTTAATATGGAAACAGGAGTTGCACTTATGTTAATGAGTGGATCTTGTTCAGGGTGCTCAAGTAGTACAGTAACATTAAAATTGGGTGTAGAAAATATGCTTAAACATTATGTACCTGAAGTAAAGGCTGTAGAAGGGGTTGACGATCCTACCTTTAATGATCCATACTATACATAGGATAAATTATGCCAGATATTGATATTGATTTTGCAGATAGAAGTGTTATTCTAGATAAATTAGAGCACCGAGTTGCGAAATTAAATTCAGGTAAGAAACACAACACAGGAGTTTACTTTACAGAAATTCCAAGCAATCCAGTGGATAATATGTCAACAGTAGATCATAAATCTGCAGATGACAGAGGGTATTTTAAATTGGATCTTTTAAATGTAAGTCTTTATAAAGATGTTAAAGATGAAGATCATTTAAATACGTTAGTAAAAAAGGAACCATTATGGGAACTTCTAGATCACAAGGATTTTGTAAAGCAATTGTTTCACGTAGGAGAACATGGTTCAATTTTGGAAACGATGAAGCCACGGTCTGTAGAACAACTAGCAATGATACTAGCGATGATACGTCCAGGGAAACGGGCCCTAATAGGGAAGACTTGGACAGAGATTGGCAAGACTATATGGCTTCGCCCAGAGAGTGGTGAATACTATTTTAAGAAAGCTCATGCAATTGCGTATGCTGTCGCAATTACTGTACAAATGAACTTGATATGCGAACAGCTAGATGAATGATTTATATAATGACATTAACGATAACCTGGTTACTAATCCTAACAGTATGTAAAACAAACGGAATGTGTGTTAGCCAAGAGATTCAGCAATTTGACGACTACATGGAATGTACTGACACTAGATTTCAATATGAATCTTTTCCGGAAGACGGTCCTTGGAAAACTGTTACATATACATGTAAACTAAAGGATGGAATGCAAACATGAAATATGAAATTAAACAAATTGATAATTGGTTAGACCCTGATCTAACTTCGTACTTAGGCGAGTTATTTTTAAATCAATACCCCCATTACTTTGTTGAGCGTTCTCGTAAAGAAGCTGGAAAGATGTATTCACATGATCTTAATCCTTCTGATAACACAATAGGTTATCTAATTAAGAAAATTGAGAAACTTTTTGACTATCCTATTAACTTTAGTAGAATATATTTTAATGTACAACATCCATGTATGCAAGGTATGTTCCATGTAGACTCTAAAGGTATAGCAGATGCCGGACATAGTGTAATGTTAATGATGACTCCAGAAGACGAAGAAGGTTCATTCTTTTATAGACCAGTGCCTGACGATGATCTATATGTAGAAGAAGTTCCTTATAAGCAAAATAGACTTATAATTTTTCCAGCTGAAATGGAACATTACGGAAGCCCATTTAAATCAACCCCTAGAATAACACTAGTCTTTAAAACATTAAAGGCAAATGTTCAAGATGAACCTAATGGTCAATTTTATGAGGAATAATTATGAAGTCAAATGATATATTATTTTTTACTCAATTTAAAGAATTAGAAGAAACTCTGCCACCAGTTCCAGCTAGTGAGTTTTGGCCTGAATGGTTTCAACAACAAAAACCTAAAAACGAATATGACACACATGCTTGGGCTACTGTAAGAAGTTGTCCAGGAATACTTGATATGCTTAACATGGGTTATATTATTCCATTATGGTGTGACTATAAACTTACGAAAATAAAAGCATCCGTAGGTGAAGAGATTGTATTTGACACTCCACCTAACTTAAATCAAAACGGCCGACCATTGTTTAGTGCCGCTAATCATCCACATGAACAAATTGATAACTATCCGTTTAAAGAAGATCAATGGAAAGGATCATTTAAATGGCAAAACCCGTGGGAATTAAAAACGCCTAAAGGATATAGCAGTTTTATAATTGCTCCTTTTTATCATAGACAAGATCATTTAGAAATATTAACTGGTAGTGTTGATACTGATGTTTATCATGAACTACATGTAAATTCATTTTTTGAATCTAAAGTAGACGAGGAGATACTGTTCGAACGAGGTATGCCTTTATGCCAAGTAATTCCGTACAAGCGTGAAGACTATAAAATGGAAACTGCTGTAGGAGATCATCGAAGTAAGATTAATAGACTTACACAATGGATTTGTAATTCTATATTTGCACCTCAACATTATAGAGAAAAACTATCTCCTAAACGATACAAATAAATTATTCTGTAATTTCTTCTGCTTCTTTAGGAACAGTAAACTCAGTAGGTAAAGTAAATTTATCCCCAAACGCTAAAGTTAAATCACTATGTAATTTTGCTATTACATCTGCGGGCTTAGAGATAGCTACATTATCCCAATCAACAATACTTACATCATCACCAGTAAGAATAATATTACTTAATGACCAATCGCCGTGAGCATACGGAAAGGTTGTATTAATGTTGCCAAGACAAAATTCATAAATTTTATCTATAAATTCTTGCGTAGGTTCAACAGTATCTGCACACTTACCCGATATAGGTAATGTATCAATATACATACTCTCAGTAGTAGTGCCACTATCAATAACCCAATGAGGCATAAACTTATTTAAAAGTTCAACATGATGACTAAGAGCCTTTTCGTCAGAGGTTTTCCAGACTTTTCGATAACGTCCGTCAGCTAGTTTATATACAGCTCGGGTTTTATCTTCGTTTTCTTTAATTAAGATCATACTATGATTTAGGTTTCCGAACAAGCTGAACACTTTTTCGTTTAACCCTCTTTATAGATAAGTTACTTAAATTTACGACTGGACCTACGGTTATTTTAACATCTTTAGTATTCATAGTTACTAGAGCATGTTTAAACCTAGCAAACTCTCTGGGTAAGAAAATACTTATAGGAATAGTCCTATTGCTTTCAAACCACCAGACTTCGCCCATTCGTATAAAGTGTTCTTTTTCCTCTTCTTCTCTAATCATAGTATATACATAGATAGACGTAACATATTGGTCTTGATTCGCAATGATACCGATATATTCGTTGCCACCGTACTGTACAACGCTTAAAAAAGGGAAATTTGTTTCTATGTCTTTTAGTAGCATACTTTCTTCTTGAATAAATACTATTATGTATAAAGTGAAATTAACATGCAGTTAATACCTAGATATTTATCAACCAACAGAGCCATCCTCATAGCTGATTTGGCTAATAACATAACGGAGTATAGTCCAGTGTATCGTAGACAATTACAAGTATACAAAGGAATAGACAATGTACTTACCTTTGAAATTAAGAATCCAGATCAAAAACCCATAAGTATTTTAACTTCATATACTCCTAAGTTTGTAGCGTATGATGAAGATAAGTCGCTTGTGGTTGCACACGACGGTGTTATTCTTGAAACGTCTACTCCTACTAGGAAAGGGCAATTTACTGTAACTGTTACAGATAATGATTTATTAAATCTAAAATCACAATTTCTAAGCTACAATGTATACCTAGTTAAAACATCTGATAATTCTAAAGTATTAACATACGGTGGTAGTGACTATAACGCTAGTGGCACTATTCATGTAAGTACTGATGCATTTCCAGGGCCAGCAACTACATACGAATTAAAAACATTTATTGAAGATTCATATAACAGTAGTATCTTTAATAGTGAGGCTGTATCAGCAGAACCTGTTAGAAACGGTAATGAAGCATTACACACCGCGGCAATATATACAACAGGGTTTGAAGGAAAAGTGACCATACAAGGTACATTAGAAAATCAAGTTTCGGGCTTAACTGTATGGGCCGATGTTTCATCACTTAACTTAACATCTCCAAGTCAAGTACAATTTGTAAACTTTAATGGTGTATACTCTTACATACGAGCCAAATACGAAGATAAAGTTTCTGGCACAATTGACAAAATTCTTCTTAAAAATTAGTTGACTTTACTCTAGTTTTACGCTATAATACTAATATGACTAACCTTGTATTAGATACGTTAAACTCGCACTTACCGGCAAAACGGAAAACTACTCCTAGTGGGTGGACAAGTTTCAATGCACCGTGTTGTCATCATCACGGAACATCACAAGATAAAAGACAACGTGGCGGGTTAATAACAAATGGTGACGGTGGGGTCAGCTTTCATTGTTTTAATTGCGGATTTAAAGCTAGTTGGCAACAAGGTAGAAAACTTTCTCCTAAGATGAAAAACTTGCTACAATGGTTAGGAGTATCCGACAGTACTATTACTTCACTTGCATTACAAGTATTACAATTTAACGAAGCAGAAGGATTAGCAAATCCAATAGTTACATTACCTGTATTTAATACAGTTCCATTACCTGAAGATGCTAAACCAATTTCACAATTTAAAGAGTTGCCTGAAGCACTAGAAAAAGTTATAATGTATATGAAGTCACGACAACTGTATACTGAAGATTATGATTTTCATTGGTCAGCTTCATTAGGGTATAGAGATCGTTTAATAATTCCATTTTATTATGAAAATAAAATAGTTGGCTGGACTGCACGTAAAATTACAAATGGTCATCCAAAGTATTTGTCTGAACAACAACCAGGCTATGTGTTTAATTTAGATGCACAAGATTATAGAAGATTGTTTGTAATTCTAGTAGAAGGTCCTGTAGACGCTATAGGTATCGAAGGTGTTGCACTTTTGGGTAGTGAAGTCAGAGATCAACAGGCATTGCTTCTAAATAGTTTAAATAAGCAAGTAATAGTTGTGCCAGATAGAGATACTGCTGGAGTTAAACTAATGGAGCAGGCAATGGAATTGGGTTGGTCAGTTAGTATGCCTGACTGGGAATCAGATGTAAAAGATGTAAATGATGCTATACTAAAATACGGTAGAATGTTTACGTTACACACTATTGTTTCGTATGCTGAAGAAAGTGAATTAAAGATTAAGTTAAGGAGCAAAAAATGGTTTGTTTGAAGGCCCTTTGGAATAAGATTTCTGCACCATATTTAAAATGGAAAGAAAATCGACGTTTCAAAAAACGGATTAAAGAGTTACAAAAAAAAGATCCATTCATATACAAATAAACGAAAGGAGCAAGGATGCCAGAAGACGATGATGGGAAATTAGAAATTTCTTTAAGAGTATTAGGAAACGAACTTATTGGAATTAAAATGATTGTTGATGATTTTAAAATGAAATGGTTAGTAGTAGGAGTAACAACTCTTATTGCACTAGGTTGGGCAATAAGTAATTTTGGTCCATTGTTACTAGAAACATTTGAAAAGGTGCCAAAATGATTAGAAAAGAAAATAATCTCGATAGTACAGAACTTGCGTATAGACGTATAGAAAAACTAGTATCACAACTATGTTTAGACGAAGAGGTTTCTCCGATAGAGTGTGCTGGAGTATTGATGGCTCAAGCAATGCGTATCTATAAAACTGCACTATCAGCAGAAGGATTTGAACGAATAATTGAAACTATCTTAGAGACTCGATCGGACGTAACGCCATTTGTTAAACCAACAACGCATTAGAAACAGTATGACAGAATATAAAGAAAAATTAAATGATAAGATTAAAGCATTAAACTCTACACGGGTTTTTAAAAAGATAACACCGAAGGGAGACCTTAGTTGGTATATTAAATGGGGAGCAAGTGTTATTATTTTATGGGGAATGGTATTAACAAGTGTAGGGGGCATGGAACCTTATAATTTAATGTTTCATCTTTGTGGCGTAATTGGTTGGTTAATAGTTGGTATGTTATGGCATGATAGGGCATTAATTTTTATTAATACTGCCGCTACGGTAATCTTTAGTACAGGAATTATAAAGGTAATACTTCAAAATGGATTATAAACTCCTTAGACCATTTGGTCCAACAATTTATCACTCAACAATGCGTGAAGAAATGATGGACCTTTTAAGAGAAATTACTGAAGATAGTAGAGTGTCAGGTGCAGATTTTAGAGATAAACTTTCTGGTAATATTGATAAAGAAGTGTTGTGGGCAACAGGAACAGCTATGAAGAATGCATTTTATCATGAACTATTACCGCACATAAAGAATTACACAGAAGCTGGATATGAACGGTATGCTTCACATTTACTTAATAGAGATGAATATGATGCACACCACTCAGAGGAAGCAGATAAGGTATTTGGATATACATTTTCCACAGATCCTTGGATTAACTTTCAACAAGCAAATGAATTTAATCCTACACATTCACATACAGGAATATTAAGTTCTGTACTGTATATTGATGTACCTGAAGTAATTGCAGAAGAGGCAACACGTAGCAAAAGCAATATGGGATGTGCAGGCCAAATAGAATTCGTTTATGGTCCAAATGTATTAGGAGTAAATGGTACACATAAGATTGTTCCTAAAACAGGAGATATACTTTTATTTCATGCAGAATTAAATCATAGTGTATATCCATTTAAAAGTGATGTTGAAAGAATTAGTATGAGTTTTAATGTAGGCAATATTAGCAAAGGTTCCTTAATACCAACAGAAACAGGAATCAAATTTTAAAGGAGAAATGATATGTTAGATGGACACTTTATTGACCCGGCTGATGCAGAAGTAGTTGAAGGAGTAATAGTTGCTCGGAAACACGAATGCGACATTATTATGATATACTGTTCAGTATGTAGAGCTAGAGTTGATGTTCCAGTTCAGCATGAAGGCGCAACAGGAATACATTATCAATCAATAAACTTACCTTCGCATATGGCAAAAGTTGTAAGTTTAATTCCTAATTGGACTACAACGTGTAACCAGTGTAATACACCATTAGCAATAGAAACTACAGTATCTAAACCAGTAACAGTAGAAATAACAGTAAAACAAGATTGTTCGAACATGGGTCCGGGTATGGAATCATGGTATGACGAACACGGACCAACAGCATAGGAGAATAGAAAATATGTCAAACTTAGTACCAATGGTAGTTGAATCTACAGCAAAAGGCGAACGTGCTTACGACATCTATAGTCGCTTACTAAAAGATAGAATTATCTTTTTAACAGGAGCAATTGACGATTATGTTGCGGCATCAATATGTGCCCAGCTATTGTTTTTAGAATCAGTTAGTAAAGAAAAAACAATATCAATGTATATCCAATCGCCCGGCGGGTTAGTAAGTGCTGGACTGGCTATCTATGATACAATGCAATATATTAAACCTGAAGTAGCTACTGTTTGTATAGGCCAGGCGGCATCGGCAGGCTCGTTACTATTAATGGCAGGAGCAAAAGGTAAACGTGTTGCGTTACCTAATAGTAAGATAATGATCCATCAACCATCAGGTGGGTTTAGAGGACAAGCAACTGATATGGAAATCCATGTTAGGGATATGATGGAAACAAAGAAACGTTTAAATGAACTATATGTAAAACATTGTGGTAGCGACATTGACACAGTTAATGCGGCAATGGAACGTGATAACTTTATGACTCCTGAACAAGCTATGGAGTTTGGACTAATTGATAAAATTGAAGAGTCTCGAAAATAATGATTACCTGGGGAATAGTTGGAAACAGTCATGATGCAAGTATAGCCGTATTTGAAGATAGTAAACTTCTGTGGGCAGGACTGTCTAAAGACTTTTCTCATGTAGACAATGATCCGCATTTAAATTGGGAAATTATTACTACAGCAAAAAGGATAGCAAACTGGCAAGAGCCTGATGAAGTTGTATGGTACGAAATTCCTTTTCTAAAGAGTTTTAGACAAGTCTGGGCAGGGCAAGGTTGGAGTTGTTTTGCTGAAAATAATATTTCAAAATATTTAAAACAATGGAATATTACTTGCCCTATTAAATTTGCAAAGCATCATACTAGTCATGCCGCATACGGTTATTATACTAGTAAGTTTAAAGATGCAAATGTTTTATGTTTAGATAGTATTGGTGAGTTTGAAACTCTTACAATGTGGACAGCTAAAAACAATAAGCTCACAAAAGTTTATTCACAATCGTATCCGCATAGTGTTGGTTTATTTTATTCTGCTATGACACAACGTTTAGGATTTACAGCAAATAAAGATGAATATAAAGTTGATGACTTAGGATCAAGTATAGCTACTCACCAAAATTTAGGATTAATAAACAACATGATAGAAACTTTTATTAAAGGTGAGTTAAATGGAGAACTACCTGGTGTTTCGTTTAATGTTAATCTTCATAAAGGATGTGATTGGTACAAACCCGAATTAACAAGTGATATGGATATGGCAAGACTTGCTAATGCAACTCAGTTTGTTTTTGAATTAATTGTTAAGTCATGTAGTGATTGGCTACGTAAAACCCAACTAAGTCGTAATCTTATTGTTGTAGGAGGGTGTGCGTTAAATAGAACGGCAATGGAAAAGATTAATACAGACTGGGACGATATTTACATACCACCAAATCCAGGCGATCCTGGATCATGTGTAGGAGCAGTTTTGGCAATGGACAAGAAACATATTGACTTTCAACGTGAAATGTGGTATAATAATTAAATGACTAAACAAAATACAGACTACGGTTACGATATACAAAGAACATATTTAGAAATAATGTTAAGTGACGCACAGACATTTGTACGTTGTCAAGGTATATTCGATCCAACTTTATTTGATCGTAGACTACAGACAACTGCACAATTCTTACAAGACTTTGTTGCTGAACATAACATACTTCCAACACAAGATATTATAAACAGTTCGTGTGATATAAAATTAGAACCTTCTAAGGATATGCACGAAGCACATTATGATTGGTTACTAAACGACTTTGAAACATTTTGTAGGCACAAGAGTTTAGAAAAAGCTATTCTCGAAAGTGCTGACCTATTAGAACAAGGCGAGTATGGTCCTGTAGAAGACTTAGTAAAACAAGCTGTACAGATTGGTTTACAAAAAGATATAGGTATTGATTACTTTGGTGATCCTAAAGGTAGATTATTATCGTTAAAAGATAATAATGGTCAAGTAAGTACTGGATGGGCATCATTGGATAAAAAGTTATTTGGTGGGTTTAATAAAGGCGAACTGAATATATTTGCAGGTGGGTCAGGTGCAGGTAAATCTTTATTCTTAGCTAACATGGGATGTAACTGGGTGCTTCAAGGATTAAATGTAGTGTACATTACATTAGAGCTTTCAGAGCCATTAGTTGCAATGCGTATTGATAGTATGTTAACTGAAACTCCAACTAGAGAAATATTTAAAGACTTAGATGGTGTTGCAATGAAAGTTTGTATGGTTGGGAAAAAGGCTGGAGCATTTCAAATTAAGTATATGCCAAGTGGTAAGAATGCAAATGACATTAGAAGCTTCATTAAAGAATATGAAATTAAAACAGATCGTAAAGTAGATGTATTGTTAATAGATTATTTAGATTTGTTAATGCCACTAAGTAAAAAAGTATCACCAAGTGATTTATATGTTAAAGATAAATTTGTATCAGAAGAACTAAGAAACTTATCAATGGAACTTGGTTGTATATTTGTAACAGCATCACAGTTAAACAGAGCAAGTGTTGAAGAAATAGAATTTGATCACTCGCACATTGCAGGCGGATTAAGTAAGATACAAACAGCAGATAATGTTATAGGTATCTTTACAAGTAGAGCTATGCGTGAGCGTGGCCGTTATCAAATACAATTAATGAAAACTAGATCATCAAGTGGTATAGGAAGTAAAATTGATTTAGGATTTGATGTTGATAGTTTACGTGTTACAGACTTAGATGAAGAAGAAGCATATCAATCTAATGTAGCAACATCTCCAATACTACAAGGACTAAAAACATCTAGTGTAGTAACAGGTAGTGAGCAAACTAACAATGATCCAACACAAGGTATAGCGGCTCCTAAGATACATGCTGAAACTGATTCTACAAAATTAAGACAGTTTTTAAATAATCTCGGAACTAATGAGGACTAATAATGTGCGTACTTTATATGCGTTCGGCGATAGCTTTACATTAAACTTTGACGAAGACTGGTCGTGGATACGTGCTCTTGGAGAAAAGTTAAATGTTAAAGCACTACATAACAGCTCAGCAAATGGCGTATCTAATGACTGGATACTTTTACAACTCCGCAAACAATTAGATAATATTACAAAAGATGATACTGTAATCATTGTTCTTACAGCGCCTAATAGGAGTTGGTTACTAGAAAAATATCCTGAGTATAGTAATTACTCAGTTGCTAATTTAGACGAACTAATTACAGAAGAAGAAGCGTATTCTATAAAAAACTATGTTTTAAATATCCAACGAGATGATATAGATCTATTTAGATTTGAACATCAACTAGCATGGATTAAACAAATTCAAAAAACAATAGGATTTAATCTTTTAGTAATACCTGGGTTTCCGTTGAATATCGACTATACAGGATTAATTGAAGTAGTAGGTGATTTAAGTAGCTCAGTATCATCTGCAGAGTTTATGAATGATTGTTATTGGGATTGGTATTCTCAAGGTATTGATACTAGATACAATCATATGATGCGAGATAATCATGCGATACTAGTTGACAAGTGTGTAAAAAGTTTACTTACTAATCAACCACTAAATTTATCTGTAGGATTTAAAAGAGACGTTCTTAGAGTTACTGATCGATATACTCATAAGCAACTTGGACCAATGTTAATTATACAAGCTAAACAATTAGCTCAGAAATCCCAGAGAACTGCTGATTCTCCTAATTGGATGGATAAGTAATTACATCATGAAACTACTAGAGAATTTTCAGCAATGGATTAATCCAAAATGGATAGACCATTGTAAACAAGCTACAGGTCTAAAGCAAAATGGTCCAAAGGGTGTTGAGCATGTTGCGTTTGAAGGACTTTCGTGGGAGTTATTTGATCAGCACAATACAGACTTTCAGATAGCACCACCATTTGATTTTGGTACTCATGAGTGGGATTGGTGGATTAAAAAACTAATGCCACACGAAGGGTTTCCTGTAGTAACACTATCTGAAACAACAAGGCGTCTGTGGATGCCATTAAATAACTACGAGATGGGTCATATTTTTGTATACGAAGAAAGCATGATTGCTCCTTTTAATGCAGGTGACTTATTTGAGTTTGAGCATAACGCTCCGTATGCCGCAATAAATTTAGGTGTTGAACCATTCTATATGATGATGTTCTCTGTTAGTAAAGACCAACAATGGGACAACGGTAGACAACCTATCCAATAACTGAAAGCTAAAAGTGAAAAAGTGGTTATTCATAATAACATTATTGTTACTGCAAGGATGTGCAATTCTTCCCTGGCAAGTAGGTGTTGCACTAAATGGTGCTGATCTTATTTCCGCAACTACTACAAATAAAACATTAAGTGAACATGCATTAAGTGCCGCTACTGATAAAGATTGTCAATGGTATAGATTATTAGACGGTGAAA